TCCCACCAGCTGTAAAACGGCGTAGGTTCTATTCTGCTTTGACTATCGCTGCTTAACTTCAAAATCCTTGCGGTTAATGTGTCAAGTGTTATTGACAATTTCACATTTACAGCCGTTATGATGAAGCAAATCCGAATCTGAAAGAACAGGGCGACATCGTTCTTTATGCTGATGAAGTCCTACACATTCCGGGTTTAGGATTTGACGGACTGGTTGGATATTCGCCGATTGCACTTGCAAAAAATGCAATCGGCATTTCTATTGCCTGCGAAGAATATGGAGCATCGTTTTTCGGAAATGGTGCTTCACCAAGTGGCGTGTTAGAACACCCCGGAGTGATCAAAAATCCGGAACGTGTGCGTGATGCCTGGCAGAGAGCCTATGGCGGAAGAAATGCTCACAAGGTCGCAGTTTTAGAGGAGGGCATGAAGTTTACTCCTATTGCTATTCCAAATAATGAAGCACAGTTTCTGGAAACCAGAAAGTTTCAGATTGAAGAAATTGCAAGAATGTACAGAGTGCCGCTCCATATGATCGGTGACCTTGACCATGCCACATTTTCTAATGTGGAACATCTCTCTTTGGACTTCGTGAAATACAGTCTTGATCCGTGGATTGTTCGCTGGGAACAGGGATTACAGAAGGCTTTGCTTTCCGATTCAGAGAAAGGCAAGTATTTCATCAAGTTCAATGTTGAGGGGCTTTTGCGTGGTGATTATGCAAGCCGTATGCAAGGCTATGCCACAGCAAGACAAAACGGCTGGATGTCTGCTAACGATATTCGTGAACTGGAAGATATGAATATGATTCCTGCTGAAGAAGGCGGAAATCTCTATCTTGTAAATGGTTCATTTACAAAGCTTGCTGATGCAGGAGCATTTGCAAATCCAAAAAAGGAGGAGAAAACCGAATGAAGAAATTTTGGAACTTTATCAAAAATGAAGATACATCGGAAACAGAGCTTTTGTTTAACGGTCCTATCTCTGAAGATACCTGGTGGGGAGATGAGGTCACACCTGCCCTGTTCCGTGATGAACTCTCAAAAGTCAGCGGAAATCTGACAGTCTGGCTGAACTCGCCGGGCGGTGATGTATTCGCTGCAAGTCAGATTTATTCTATGCTAAAAAATCACAAAGGCAAGGTTACTGTGAAAATTGACGGCATTGCTGCATCAGCGGCTTCGGTTGTAGCAATGGCTGGCGATGAAACCTTGATTGCACCGACTGCCCTAATGATGATCCACGACCCCAGCACTTGTGCTATGGGAAACAAGGCGGATATGGAAAAAGCTATCGTCCTGCTTGATGAGGTAAAAGAGAGCATTATCAACGCCTACGAAACCAAGTCCCATCTCAGCAGGAACAAGATTGCGAAACTGATGTCCGATGAAACATGGCTCAATGCAAAAAAGGCTCATGAGATGGGATTTGTGGACGGGATTCTGTTTGCAGAGAAGAAAACGCCTGTTGTTCCTAAAGAGGAAAAACAGGATGAAGAAGAAAAAGAAGATACACTTACCGCAATGACCTATTCCAAATCGAAGAATCTATCTGCATTCTTATCCAAAGTATCTGCATCAGCAGAATCCGTTACAGGCACACCGATTGACCAGCTTGAAAAAAGACTGGCACTTTTGAAATATTGATTGGAGGAATTGATTATGACGATTAAAGAACTCAGAGAAAAGAGAAAGAAGACCTGGGATACAGCACGTGATTTTCTTGACAGCAAGCGAAACGCAAATGGCGTGCTCAGTGAGGAAGATTCCAAGACATACGATGCGATGGAACAGACGATTGTTGATCTCGGAAAAGAAATTCAGCGTCTGGAACGACAGGCTGAAATCGAAGCTGAAATGAACAAAGCAACTTCCACTCCTGTTCTCGGTAAGCCTGCCGCACCAGACGTAACGGAAAAGACAGGTACAGCAAGCGACACTTACAAAACGGCATTCTGGAACAGTATCAGAAACCGCAACTGGATCGATGTCCATGATGATTTGCACATTGGTACAGATGCAGAGGGCGGCTATCTTGTGCCGGATGAGTTTGAACGAAAATTGGTGGAGGCGTTGGAGGAAGAGAGCATTTTCCGCCAGATGGCAACGGTTATCAAAACTTCCAATGGCGACCGCAAGATTCCGATTGTGACTTCCAAGGGCGAGGCTGTCTGGATGGACGAAGAACAGCAGTATTCTCTTTCTGATGATACGTTCGGACAGGCATCGCTTTCTGCATACAAGCTTGGAACAGCGATCAAAATTTCTGAGGAACTTCTCAATGATTCTGTATTTGATTTGCCGTCCTACATTGCAAAAGAGTTTGCACGCCGTATTGGTGCAAAGGAAGAAGAGGCATTCTTTGTTGGTGACGGCAAGGGAAAACCGACCGGCATTTTCAATGCAACAGGCGGTGCGGAAGACGGCACTTCCACCTCTACTGCCAATATCACATTTGATGATGTGATGGAACTCTTCTATTCTCTCAGAAGTCCATATCGTAAGAAGGCGGTATGGGTGCTCAATGATTCCACTGTCAAGGCTCTCAGAAAACTGAAGGACAACACAGGAAACTACATCTGGAGTCCGTCTGTGCAGGCTGGTGTTCCGGATACCATTCTCAATCGTCCTTACAAGACATCCAGCTATGTGCCGGAAATCAAGGCAGGCAACAAGTGTATGGCATTCGGTGACTTTAGTTATTACTGGGTGGCTGACAGACAGGGTCGCTCTTTCAAGAGACTGAATGAACTCTTTGCCATGACCGGACAGGTTGGTTTCCTTGCTTCGCAGCGTTTGGATGGCAAGCTGATTCTTCCGGAAGCTATCAAGACACTTACCATCAAGAAAGCGTAATCAGAGAAAGGGGTTGGAGTGGGTGGTAACTTTACAGGAAGTCAAGCAGTATCTGCGGATTGATTTTGAAGATGATGATACATTGCTTCTCTCCCTTATTTCAACTGCAAAACAGCTGGTAATGGATGTGGGAAGAATGGACGAGGAACGCTTTTCAGAAAACGAAGATGTGGTACGGACAGCAATGCTCTACACGGTTTCTTATCTCTATGAAAACCGCAATACTGCAGACTTTTCCAAGCTGACGTTAACGCTTCGTGCCATGCTGTTTGCACAGCGAGAGGATGTGATTTGATGGAAATTGGAACACTCAATCAGCGAATCACCTTTCTGGAAAATCGTGTTGTTACCGATGAAATCGGCAATCATACTGCTGTGTGGGACGAAGCCTTTTCCTGCTGGGCAAGAGTGACTTTGAAATCTTCTGTGGAGCATACGGATGCTGGTGTGACCAAAGAGACACAAACGCTGGAATTCCTCATTCGGCAAAGTCGAAACTGGATGCCGTCTGTAACAGGCAGCCGAATCTTGTTTCGGGATGTCATATACAACATCAACAGTGTTACACCGGATTATCTGCACAAGGACTATCTGAAACTTACTGCAGAAGCCAGAAAGGCGGGACAAAATGACCAGTATTGACAATCTTGCAGAGGAAATTATGCAGGGCTTGCAGGAGTATGCAGACCTTGCAGATACCGCCATGAAAAAGGCTGTCCGGAAATCCGCCACACAAGTGAAAAACGAGATTTCCGCCAATGCTCCGAAGGACACCGGAAAATATGCAAAAAGCTGGGCAACGAAAAAGACTGGCGAAAACAGTCACTCTTTGGAGATGACCGTACATTCTAAAAACAGATATCAACTGGCACATCTCCTTGAAAAAGGTCATGCCAAGCGTGACGGTGGTCGGGTGTCTGGCAAACCGCACATTGCTCCTGCGGAAGAAAACGGTGTGCAGTTATTGGAGCATTTGATCGTGGAGGCGTTGTCATGACCTACGAACAAATCGCAGAAATGATGGAAGAGATGGGACTGCCTTTCGCCTATCATCATTTTGCCGAGGGCGAAAGCCCTGCGCCGCCTTTTCTCATTTTTCTTTCACCTGGAGAGAATACATTTTCTGCGGATAATTCCATGTATTTCAGCTTTAAGATGCTGGATATTGAACTTTACACAGACGTTAAGAATCCTGAACTGGAAAATCAGATCGAAGAGGTTCTGAAACGTCATGAGATCTACTACACAAAATCAGAAGTGTGGATAGAGTCGGAAAGGCTCTATGAAGTGCTTTACGAAACGGAGGTTTAAGTCCTATGGCAAACAAAAAGAACAAGGTCAAATTCGGTTTGACCAATGTACATTACGCTAAAATCAATGACTGGGTAACCGATGCCAGCGGAGCCAATTTGACACCGGTCTATGTGGATCCGGTGCGTCTGCCAGGTGCGGTTTCCATTTCCATTGATGCCAATGGCGAAAACGAAAATTTTTATGCCGATGACATCGTATACTACGTAATTTCCAACAATTCTGGCTATGAAGGTGATTTGGAAATCGCCCTGATTCCTACAGATTTCTCTACAGATATTCTGGGAGAAATCCTGGACAGCAACGGTGTTTTGGTGGAACGAAATGATGATGAGGTATCACAGTTTGCATTGCTGTTTGAATTCACCGGAGATAAGCGGAAGATTCGCCATGTTCTCTATTGCTGTTCCGCCTCCCGTCCAGCAACAGAGGGACAGACTACCGAGGACAGCAAGGAAGTAAAAACAGAAACCATCTCCATCAAGGCTTCGGCACTGCCCAACGGTCTGGTAAAGGCAAAGACCTGTGAGTCCACAGATGCTTCTACTTATGATGGCTGGTACAAGAACGTATACACACCGGCAGTCGGAATGGCTTCCAAGACCACTGTAAAAGCGTAAGGAGGGTGCAGTATGGCAATTCAGAAGAACATCACCATTGATGGGATTGATGTGCCGTTCAAGGCGAGTGCAGCAGTTCCCAGATTGTATCGTCTGAAATTCCGCAGAGATATTTATCAGGACTTTGCAGCACTGCAAAAGTCTGTGGGAGAAAATACAGAGAAATCCTCCGCACTGGACATTGAAAGCCTTGAGGTGTTTGAGAACATCGCCTACATCATGGCAAAACACGCCGATGCAGCCATTCCGGCATCGCCGGACGAGTGGCTGGAACAGTTTAACACGTTCAGCATCTATGAGATCTTACCGCAGCTGATCGACCTCTGGGGTTTGAACGTAGAAACACAGGTTCAATCTAAAAAAAACATCGCCCGATTGACCGACCGATGACCACACCGCTGTTTTTGTTGCGGTGCGTTCAGCTTGGTTTGTCAATGGGCGATTTGGATTTTTTGACCATTGGTTTGGTGAATGATATGTTTACCGAACGGGAGAATGACGAGTGTCATTATGATGTGCTGGCAGATCAGAGGGATTTTGACCGATTTTAGAAATCTGTTTCTTCTTCTGATGAAAGCAATGCGATAAATGCCTCTGGCGTGTATACTGGAATGTCAGCATGTGCATAATCTTTTTCATTTCTTGTGACGATACAATCCATCCCTGTGCGACGTGCTGTTTCAATCATAACAGCATCCTCGTAATCAGATACATTCGATGAAATTGCCTGTCTGCAGTCCAGTCCAGCTGTGTCTAAAATATCAAACAGTACAAAGAGACGGCTTAAAATATTTCGAGTTTCTGCATCACTGTGTGTTTGACGATGCGTCAAATAGTAGATATCTGTGACAGATTTTGCACTGATCCAACCATCAAAAAGACGATTGGCAGAAAGCAGAAAAATAGTCTGTGCATTTTCGCAAAAAGGTTCTCTTTTTTGAAGCGCATCAATGATCACACAAGTATCTAACAACGCTCTCATATCTGATCCAACCTCTCTTTTTGTGCTTCCTCTAACGTGCAGCCGGACGGAACAGAACCGAATAACGATTTGGCAATATCAACACGATCTTGATTGGGATTGGTTAGTTTTGCAATGATCTTTCCATTTTTGGAAATGAAAATATCTTCCGTTGCAGCGAGCATCAAGTACTTACCAAGGTTTGTTTTGAATTCAGTTGCAGTAATTGACATAAACAAGCCCCCTTTTCTTTTTACTAGTTTTATTATATCACAATCGAACGATTTTGTCAAGCATTTCGTTCGATTTCGGAGGTGAAATTTATGGCAAACCGCATCAAAGGCATTACCGTAGAAATCGGCGGTGATACCACCAAGCTGTCCAAGGCACTGGAAGGTGTCAACAAGGACATCAAGGGCACGCAGACACAGTTGAAAGATGTCCAGAAACTGTTGAAACTCGATCCTTCCAACACGGAACTGCTCTCGCAGAAGCATAAGCTCCTCGCCGATGCGGTGTCTGCCACCAAAGAAAAGCTAGAAGTGCTGAAAACTGCTGCAGAACAGGCCAATACGGCTCTTGCAAATGGTGAAATCTCACAGCAGCAGTATGATGCTTTGCAGCGTGAGATTATTGAAACCGAAAACGAACTGAAACGCCTGACCACAGAAGCAAACAATTCTCACACCGCTTTGGAAAAGATGGGTGTTCTGGGTGAAACGCTGCAGTCCGCCGGGGACAAAATTTCCGGTGTGGGACAAAAGCTGCTGCCCGTCACTGCTGGTGTCACGGCTCTGGGAACCATTGCTGTAAAAACTGGTGCAGACTTTGATGCCGCCATGTCAAAGGTGGCAGCGGTGTCCGGTGCGACTGGTTCAGAGATGGACGCTCTCCGGGAAAAAGCTCGTGAAATGGGCAGCAAGACAAAATTCTCTGCAAGTGAAGCCGCAGATGCTATGAACTACATGGCGATGGCAGGCTGGAAAACCAACGATATGCTCAGCGGTATCGAAGGCATCATGAATCTTGCTGCTGCTTCTGGGGAAGACTTGGCATCTACTTCGGACATTGTCACAGACGCTTTGACCGCTTTCGGTTTGTCTGCCTCGGACAGCGGACACTTTGCAGATATTCTGGCTGCCGCATCAAGCAATGCCAATACCAACGTCAGCATGATGGGTGAAACTTTCAAGTATGCCGCTCCGGTGCTGGGTTCTTTGGGATACTCTGCTGAAGACTCTGCCATTGCCATTGGACTAATGGCGAACGCCGGTATCAAATCCTCACAGGCTGGTACAGCACTGCGTTCCGCCATTACCAATCTGGCAAAGCCGACAGACACGGTAGCATCTGCCATGGAACAATACGGCATTTCTCTGACGGATAGTTCCGGCAAGATGTATTCTTTACGGGAACTCATGGAACAACTCCGACAGAAATTGGGCGGATTGTCCGAGGCAGAACAGGCACAGGCTGCTGCCTCGCTGTTTGGCAAAGAGGCCATGTCTGGTATGCTGGCGATCATCAATGGTTCCCCGGCGGACTTTGAAAAGCTGTCCAATGCCATTGACACCTGTTCGGATACAGTAGATGGCTACAATGGCACGACCGAAAAAATGGCAGCGGTCATGCAGGATAACCTTGCCGGACAAGTGACCATTTTGAAATCTCAGCTGGAAGAATTGGCGATCAGTTTTAGCGATATTCTGATGCCCACCATTCGCTCTATTGTTTCTCGTATTCAGGAACTGGTGGACAAGCTGAATCAATTGGATCCGCAGACAAAAGAAACCATTGCGAAAATCGCACTGGTGGCTGCTGCTCTGGGACCGATGTTGGTGGTGCTTGGAAAGACCATTTCCAGCGTGGGAACCGTCTTTTCCGCAGTGTCCAAACTGCCTGCCCTTTTCTCGGCTGTGCAAGGTGGCATTGGAGCCATTACCGGAGCGTTGGGCGTGTCATTAGGTCCGCTGCTCGCCATTATCGCAGCTGTTGCCGCTTTGGTGGCTGCCTTTGTGCATCTCTGGAAAACCAATGATGAATTCAAAAGCAATATCATCGCCATCTGGGAGCAGATCAAAAGCACCTTTACCGGATTGACACAGGGCATCACTGACCGGCTAAATGCTCTGGGATTCGACTTTGAGAGTTTCACCGATGTGCTGAAAGCTGCATGGGACGGGCTGTGCAATCTGCTGGCTCCCATTTTTGAAGGCGTCTTTCAGAATATCTCCAACATCTTTTCAGAGTTTACTGGCGTTCTTCTGGGGCTGCTGGATGTTCTGATTGGTCTATTTACCGGCGACTGGGAGCAGTGCTGGGACGGTATCAAGGGTATTTTTACTTCTATCTGGGACTTCATTGTCAACACATTCCGCAATATCATGAATACCCTGAAAGGCGTTGCAGATGTGGTGCTGGGGTGGTTCGGAACAAGCTGGAATGAAGTCTGGACTTCCATCAAAACATTTTTTGTGGACACATGGGACAGCATCGCTTCCTTCTTTACGGGAATCGTTACCGGAATCCGGGACTTTTTCGTCAACACCTGGACATCCATTTCCAATACCTTCACCACCATTGTCACTGCCATTCAGACGGTGGCAACGACCGTATTTACAGCGATCCGGGATTTCTTCACTGCCATCTGGACTGGAATCTACAACTTTTTCAGCACGATTTTCAATGCCATTTACACTGTGGTTTCTACGGTATTTCAGGCGATTCATAACGTCATTACGACCGTTTGGAATGCCATTTACACCACCTTAGAACCGCTGATCACAGCATTCGGCTATCTGTTTCAGACGATTTTTGAAGCCATTCAAATCATTGTGGGTAGAGTGATGGACTGGATCTCGGAGAAGATCAGTGCCATTTGGAATGCAATCGTGGCGTTTTTAACACCCATTTTAGAGGGCATCCGAACAACCTTTGAAACCATCTGGAATGCCATCTCTACTACAATTTCCACGGTTTTGACAGCGATTCAAGATGCGGTGACTACGGTTTGGAATGCGGTATCTGGTTTCATTTCTTCTGTTTTGTCTGCGATCTGGAATGTAGTTTCTTCCATCTGGAACAGCATCTCCGGCACGATTTCCAGTGTGATGAATGCCATTTTTTCTGTGGTATCGTCTATCTGGAATCAAATCTCTTCTGCGGTTTCCAATGTTCTGAACGCCATCCGGTCGGTGGTGTCTAACATCTGGAACAGCATCAAGAGCACCATTTCCAACGTGATGCAGAGCATTTCTTCTACGGTGTCCAGCATCTGGGACAACATTCGTTCTGCGGTTTCCGACAAAATCAGCGGCATCAAATCCACCATTCAGAATGGGTTTGATGCCGCTGTGGGATATATCAAGGGACTGGCCTCCGATGCCTGGAACTGGGGACGGGACATCATTCAGGGAATCATTGACGGCATTCAGAGTGCCATCGGCTGGCTGGCGGACTGCGTCACCAATGTTGCCGATACCATTCGGGATTTCCTGCACTTCTCTGTACCGGACAAAGGTCCACTGACCGATTACGAAAGCTGGATGCCGGACTTTATGAAAGGGCTTGCAGACGGCATCGACAAGAGCAAGAAGTATGTGGAAAAAGCCGTCGGCGGTGTGGCGAAAGCCATGCAGCTGACTATGGATTCTGATTTGAATTACAGCTTGAACGGTATCTCCGGTGCAGTCGTTGGCGGCAGTTCCGGCGGTACGGTCAACAACTACTATAACAACGACAACAGCCGCACAGTGAATCAGACAAATAATAGTCCGAAGTCGCTGTCACGGCTGGAGATTTATAGGATGACGAGGAACGCGCTGAATACTTAAAAAGGAGCGATTTAAGTCGCTCCTTTTTCTCGGTAAATCAGAATTTGTCTTACTCGTTTATATTATGAGATTAGGTGACAAGATGTATGTCAAAGCGCATTCCAAATGAACAGAAAAGCAAAAACACATCCCCATGCATTTTTGTATACTTTTCTCACCTGAAGCATTCCATAAATGGCTATAAAGGTAGTTACAATTTCAATGATACCCTGTATGCTGAAGCTCATGGGATGAAAAAGAATGCCCATAATTGAAACCACAAGCGCACCCCAATCAAAGAATTTAGTTTTTACCGGGAAACGTCTGTTGATTTTCTCACAGATGACAACATAATTAAAGCCTTCAAAAAAGCCCCAGACAACCGCAATAACCAGTGTTCCGATAATGGTAGCTACGATCCCTGCTTTGTGAAGATCCGGGGTAACCATAATACTCAATGGTTCGTACCCCTCAAATTGTCCTGAAAGGAAAATAAAAAGAATATACGGGAGAAAAAACACGATCGTCCAAAGCACAGCTTTGATTGCGTTTTCCCAACGAAGTCCGAAACTTGCGAACGATTCTTTACGCATTAGGCCTACAATAGTAATGCCAAGACCCGCTATTCCAAATTCCAATGCAGCAGCCATCAAAAGTCTTGGCCAAACGGAAATATCACTGTTTTTGCAAAAACTCATTATTCTGCTTCCGAAAACACCATAGACGATATAGACTGCTATCGTAACCAGAGCGATTATCCACAAATCTATAGTAAGCTTTTTCTTCCGTTCTTTTATCTGTTGTTCCATTTACTTTCTCCCTATACTAAATTTCCAAAGTTGATCTTATACAAATTCCGATTTTGCGTAGAGAACCAACGTCTCTGTTGTCTCTATTATACATCATTAAACACAAAATGTAAAGGGGTGCATCTCATGTTTTATACCCTGATTTTAGAAAACCAATCCGGCGAACAGCTGAACCTGTCAACGACCGCCAACCAGTACATGACCTCCAAAATCGAAGGTCTGAATCCGCCTGCCGGAACGATTTCTACTTCTTCCTATGCAGGCATGAACGGCAGCTATCTGAATAACGCCTTCATCGAAAAGCGAAACGTAGTCATTTCCTTTGCCATGCGTGGCATTGGCATCGAAAAACGGCGGCATCGGCTGTATCATGTGGTCAAGCCGTCCCGATACATCAAGATCTGGTACAAGACGGCGAACATCGATGTCTATGCCGAAGGGTATGTAGAAACCTGTGAAGTATCAAATTTCGAGCAGCAGATCAGCGGGCAGATTTCCATTCTCTGTCCGGACATTTACTGGTACAGTCGGGATATTTTCTATGCCTATTACAGCGGCATCACCGGAGTATTTCACTTTCCTTTTCCGGAGAGCGATGCTCCGTTTCCTTTGGGCGTGTATTCCAACAGCAACCTGTTCTCTATCACCAATGACGGGGATGAAATCGGATTCACCCTGCGAATCGAGGCACTGCCCAGCGACATCCCGCAGGAAGTGGTGGCAGTGACTCCGACCATCTACAATGAAAACGGCGAATATCTGCAAATCAAAGGTGATATTCTGACCGGCGATGTCATTACGGTTACCACGAAAACCGGAAACAAGACCGTTACGCTGACACGCAATGGTGTGGACAGCAACATCCTGAACCGGCTGGTTTCCGGTTCGACTTGGCTGACCTTGAAGGAAGGCACGAATATCTTTCGGGTCGAGGCAGTTCGTGGTGTGAAAAAACTGCGTGTAACTTTGATGCACCGCAATTCTTATCTGGGAGTGTGAGAAATGCAGTTGGAAATTTACAACCTTATCGCAGAAAAAAACCGCATTTCTGTTTCTTTGGAAGCTATCTGCGACAGTTATTCTTCGCTCTTATGGGATATTGAATTTTACCAGTGTGGCTGTTTTGAGGTGTATATCGCTGCCAGTCCGCAGAATGTATCCATCTTTCAGCGTGGCAGAATTGTGGCAAGGAGCGATGATACACAGCACTTCGGCATCATTGAATCTCTGCAATTGGAGACCGATGCCGAAAAGGGCGATTATCTGACAGTCACCGGACGGTTTCTTGCCTGTCTGCTGGAACGAAGAATCATCTATCCCACCATTACCTCAAACGGCAGTTATGAGGACATCGTCCGCAAGGTGCTGTCCCGCAATGCGATCTCCGCCGGAATCCGCAATCTGCCCGGTTTTTCCATGGGAATGGTTTCCGGCGACTGCTGGCAGAAAACCGCACGCATGCAGGTCAGCTATGACAACATCTTAGAATGGCTGTACGGTCTATGTGAAACCATCGGCGGTTCGGCAAATGTGCGGCTGGACGGAAAAGCACTGAAATGCGACTTGTTTTCCGGAACAGACCGTAGTTTGTTGCAGGATGACAATCCCCACATCGTGTTCTCCGATGCGTACAACAATCTGCTGTCGTTCTCCTATGCGGCAGATGATGCGGTGCAGAAAAACTTCGCCTATGTGCTGGGATGCGGCGAGGGCAATGCCAGAAAACGCACGACCTTCTGTTCCGGTGCAGAGCCGACCTATCTTGACCGCTATGAGGTGTATGTGGATGAGCGAAACACGGCACAGGAAGAAGATGTGACCGATGCGGAATATTTAGAAATTTTGAAAAGCAGCGGTGCAGAACATCTGGTACAGCCGAAAACGGCATCGGAATCCGCTATCGCTGCTTTTTCGACCCAGTATCAGTACAACAAGGATTACTTTGTGGGCGACTATGTGACCGTGGAACAGAAACGCTTTGGCTTGATCCAGCCGAGAATTCAGCTGATCGGCATGGTGGAGAGCTTCGACCAGAACGGCAGAAGTCTGACACCGACTTTCAAAGAAACGGAGTGATATTCATATGTCTTTTTCCTATGGATTTTTTAACGCACAAAACCTTGACCGGGTGTATACCGCAGAGGATTTTACTGCATATCTGTCCAGTTTGATTTGCAACGGGATTCTGGATACTTACCGGCAGTGTTTTGCACCAACAATTAAAAATTTATCCGTTACATTCGGCACGGGCAAGGCGTGGATCGATGGACACTATTTTATCAGTGATACCCTGCATACCATCGACCTTTCTTCTTATGTAGATGAATCTCTGAATCGTTATGTAGCGATCGGAATCTACTGTGATCGTTCCACTCGTACCTGTGGGATTCGTGTTCTGGCAGGTACAGCAGCCACGAGTCCAACCATTCCCACCTTTACCAACAACAATGTGACGACTTATCTGACTTTAGCAGTTGTAAGACTGCGTGCCGGAACGACAAGCATTCTGGATTCCGATCTGACAGACTGCCGTGCGGACGAGAGCAAATGCGGTTACTGCAAGTGCATCCTTGGCAAGTGCAGAGTGACGGAGATGCTTGCCGAAATGGCAAAGACAAATGCCACACTGGACGAACTGCAAAAGCGTTTGGATGCAATGAACAGTCAGATTTCGGAACTGCAAACCAAGGTGGATGATTTGACCGCAGGCGAAATCGTGGCAACTGGACAATGCGGCGAAAACATCTACTATGTTCTCTACGACAACGGCAAACTGCTGCTGCGTGGTACGGGTGCAACCTACGATTATACCTCTCATGATTCTGTGTTTGATCAAAATGACCAGATCAAAGAAATTGTGCTCAGCAATGGCATTACTGGTCTGGGTGACCGTTTGTTTTATCATTGTGCCAATGCGAAAACGGTATCTCTGCCGGCTACACTGACCAGCATTGGGAATGCCGCTTTTGCACAGGAAGATGCTGCAATCGGCTATACCGCCGGTCTGACTTCTGTTACCATTCCGCAGGCAGTTACTGCGATTCAGTCGTTTGCATTTCAGCACACTGCCATTGCAGAAGTCACTGTGCCTGCCAGCGTGAAAACGTGGGGAAAGTATGCTTTTAGCGGATGTGCAAAGCTGAAGACTGCTCGTGTTGCGTGTGATTCCATTGGTTCTTTTGCGTTTACAAGATGTACAGCATTGTCCAGCCTTACCATTTCTGCGAATTGCAGAACCTTTGGGGAAAATATGCTGGCATACTGTGAAAGTCTAACAGCCATCACATATGAAGGAACGATCGCTCAGTGGAACGCCATCACCAAACCGGTCAACTGGATGTCTTCTGGAGAACATTCTTACAACAATTATCTGAAAAAAATCCAGTGCATAGACGGCTATTTGGAATATGATACGGAAACCCATACATGGAACGAGGTGAAAAACGGATGATGAAATTCTTAGTGAAACAGCAAAAAATCGAAGTGCTGGAACGAGAGATCATTGCTTCTGACCAGATCGCATTTGTTTCGGTGAAGTTCGTATTCGATGGGGCTTGGAAAACGCTGCACAAGGTGGTGCAGTTCACCCAGTGCGAAGAAACATACAACTTGGTGCTTGGCATAGATGGAACAACCTGTTTGCTGCCTGCCGAACTGCATCCCGGTGCGGTGAAGATGAGTTTGTTTGGCTACGATGCAGAAAGCGATACCACGCTGCGTGCGACAACCGTACCGGTAACCCTTCACATTCGACCGTCTGGTTTTGTTGCAGATGGGGATACGCCAATTCCGCCGACACCGGATCTGTATACGCAGCTTTTGAAAAAACTTTCAGAGATACAAACCGGAGCAAACGGAAAAGACGGTCGTTCTGCTTATGAGATCGCCATAGAAAACGGTTTTGTGGGGACAGTTGCAGAATGGCTGGAGAGTTTGAAAGGCAGGGACGGTAAAGATGGATTATCCGGAAAGAACGGAAAAGATGGTGAAGATGGTTTGCCCGGGAAGGATGGCACAAATGGGAAAGACGGTAAAGATGGGCGTGACGGAAAGGACGGCGTTTCTCCGGATTTGACAAATTATCCGGATACCGATGCTGTAAAAGCACTGATTCAGGATGCGGTTCAGCCGCTTTTACAGCAGGCACACATTCATAAAAATCTGGATGTTTTAGATGATTTGACAGCAGATGAACTTTCCTTGCTGCGTGCTCTTCAGGAATTCGAGGATGATACAACTTACAATATCCAAACATTCCGGGAAGCCATTGCAGCACTGAATGAAAAGGCACATACCCACGAAAATCAATCCGCATTGGATCAGATCACTGCCGCTAAAATCGCACAATGGGATGGCTTTGGCACACAAATCAATGGGCTTAGCACAAAGGTTACAGTCTATTCGGAAAAGGTGGAGAGCAATACTTCCAGAATCGGAACGGCAGAACGCACTTTGGAGAGCCTGCAAAAGCAAATCGACAACCTGACAAGCGGCAGAAATTACACCATTCTGTTTCAGTCTGGACAGAATGCCGTTTCGACCTACGCACCGGACATCAGCATAATTTTGGACGGTGGTTATCAGACAATGACAGATTTCCTGACTGCCTATCCGCAGTTTTGCAGTGCAGCAAATGATTTTGTACTATCCTATTCACAGGAGTGCTTCAACTGGGATAAGTTGGTTTTGACTGTTTGTGCAAAGCCATTGTCCCTGACGAAAAATGCTGAAATTGTGATGTCCTATCAGTCGAGTTCCAGCGAAGCCGGAAGTCTGTATCTGGTGCAGAAACCGCAGAAAATTGACATTCCTATTGGTGTGTATGTGAACACAGAGATTGATGCAAATCGTGCGGTTTCTCTGGATTTCCACTGGCTGCAGTCGGATACCTTTATCACCACCATCACAGAATGCACCGGCATTTCTGACGGCGAATATTACCTTGCCTGGGTGGGCAGAAGCAACAATTCTCATCCGAAAATCCGATTCCTGAAAGTACTGGAGGGTTGAAAATGAAAGATACCATTTGCGTGGCTGTCGGCTTGGTCGGCGGCTTTTTTACTGCCATTTTTGGCGGCTGGGACTCCGCTCTGGTGACACTGGTCGTCTTTATGGCAATCGACTTTTTCACCGGCATCATCACTGCCATGATGAAAAAATCGAAACACACGGAAAGCGGCGGACTTTCTTCCAAAGCCGGCTGGTTCGGTCTGGCGAAAAAAGTCTGCACCTTGATGCTGATCGTCGTTGCAGTTCGGATGGATATTCTGCTGAATACCAACTACATCCGGGATGCAGTCTGCATCAGCTTTTGCCTGAACGAACTGCTTTCCATTGTGGAAAATACAAGTTTAATGGGGATTCCGTATCCGCCTGCAATCAAAAAAGCAATTGATGTTCTGCAAACGAAAATCGGCAGAACGGAAGAAACCACCGACAAGGAGGAAAAGTAATATGACTATTTTAAGACCAGATGCAACAACGACTCTGAACGGAGTAAAAATCAACGAGTATTTACTCACCAAACACAATCCCAACCACATCGATATGCCCTCTGTTTCCATGGCGGGGAAAATCATCGGTGTGACCGTCCATAACACAGACTGGATCACAGTAGCAAGCGGCACGACCCCTGCGGAACAGTACACAAGGGCAACCGTCAATAACAACATGAAGGATGTGCGTGTCCATTATTATGTGGATAACGTATGTGCATGGCAGAATCTGCCCCACAGCCTGAGCGGCTGGCACGCCGCTGATGGTTCTGGGAACGGCAACAGAAGAACCATCGCCATCGAGTGTATTATGTCCTCTGCGTACAATTCTACGGATAAGAAGTCGGAAGATAATGCAGCGAAATTGGCAGCAGCCCTTCTGAAACAGTATGGACTGGACATCAGCCACCTCTACACCCATACCCACTGGCTCAATGTTCGTGACGGACGAAACGGAACGATTGACCAGTTGAACACCATGTACAATCGGTACAAGATGTGTCCTGCGTACATTTTGCCCCATTGGGCGGAGTTCAAGAAAAAGGTACAGTCTTATTTGAATGCTGGAACTCCCACTATTTCTGCACCTTCTACAAAGCAGCTTTACCGTGTGAGAAAGTCTTGGGCAGATGCGAAGTCGCAGCTGGGGGCGTATTCTTCCTTAGAAAATGCGAAAAAAGCTTGCAAGGTCGGATATTCTGTATTTGATGCCAATGGAAATGTAGTCTACGCCAATGGCAGCCAGTTCACCAAGGGACAGAAGGTTGCCATTCGTGCCAACACGCCGCTGTTCGCCAGTGCAGAAACTACATCTGTAACCAGAAGAATCAGAGGTACTTATTATCTGTATGATGGTATTGCCTGCAAGAACGGTCGTTATCGGATCACCACAAAGCCAGAGTTCTGCGGAAAGACACCGGTGGGACAGTATGTGACCGGTTATGTTTCTTGGGATAATTTCAATCAGTGAGGATTCTTTTATGGAACAACAAAAATTGATGGATGAACTGAATTACCACCGTGCTCAAAAGCTGACTGATGCGTTATACCATTCCGGTTTGATTTCCTTTGAGGAATATGACAAATTAACGCTCAAAAATCGGCATTCTTTCTCTCCGATTTACGTGGACTTATTGCCGAAAACGCTTGCAATTCCGCCGAAAAAGAGGTAATATGGACACGTCAAAAGGAGGTGCAGAAGCATGAAAACTATTACCAAAATTGAGGCAAATCGCTCTGCAGCTATTCATCGAAAATGTCGTGTAGCGGCTTATTGCCGTGTTTCCACAGAGCATGATGACCAGATGGAAAGTCTGGGAACACAAAAAGAACATTATGCGGAGTGGATCAAACTGCATACAGAGTGGGAATCCGCCGGTATCTTTTATGATACTGGCATTACTGGAACAAAAGCAGAAATTCGTCCTGGACTGCAAGACCTTTTACAGGCTTGCCGCATGGGTAGGGTAGACCGTATTCTGGTGAAATCCATCAGTCGGTTTTCCAGAAATACGGCGGAGTGCCTCGCTCTTGTTCGGGAACTATCAGGAATTGGGGTTTCCGTTTTCTTTGAAAAAGAAAACATAGACACCGGCAGTATGGAAAGCGAATTGTTTCTGACGATACTCAGCAGCATGGCAGAGGAAGAATCTTTATCCATATCCAGAAATGAGAAGTGGTCGGTACAGCACCGGTTTCAAAACGGTACCTATGTGTCATCGTCTTTCCCTTACGGGTATTGCAGAAATGACAGGGGAGAGATGGGGCTCGAACCCGAGGAGGCAGAAATTGTGAAATACATTTTTTCTGCCTTGTTATCCGGAAAAAGTTCTTGTCAGATTGCAGATCTGTTGGAACAGCAGGGGATTCCCTTCAAGAATGGACGTCATTGGTGTGATGCTGCGATTCGTGGAATTGCCGGCAATGAAAAATATGTGGGAGATGTTTTGCTGCAGAAAACGTATACCGATGCACATTTTCATCGGCACAAAAATTATGGGGAAGTGGAATGTTATCTTCTTTCAGATCATCACATACCAATTGTTAGTCGGGAAACTTTTGCAAAAGCAAATGCAGTCATTCGACAGCGAGCTGCCGAAAAAGGCATTGTGTGTGGTACAGGAAAGTATCAAAAGCGATATGCTTTTTCCGGAAAGGTGATTTGCGGCAAATGCGGCAGCACTTGCAAACGCAGGATCCACAGCGGCAATGAAATTGCATGGACGTGTGCTGCTCATATTGAAAGTGCTCAAAAATGTCCTATGAAATATGTGCGGGAGGAGGTATTGAAAGCCGCTTTTGTTACGCTGTTGAACAAACTGATTTTCAGCAGAAAGCACATTTTGAAACCATTGTTAGAACAGCTGAAAGCGAACAGCAATGATGAAAATGTCCAGCGAATGCAGAAACTGCAAAAGCAGCTGGAATCTCATGCTGAAAAGAAAAACACACTGCACCGTTTGTATGCACAAAAGGTTGTAGATCCTGTTTTATTCCGGCAGGAAATGAATGCTTTGCAGAAACAAGCGGAGTCCTGCCGTATGGAAATTGCACAGTTGGAACAGGAAACACATGGAGAAACTGAGATAATTGCAGAATTAAAGCAGCTGCTGCGATTTACAGAGCAGCATTCTGCAATGTTGACAGAATTTCAGGAAACATGGTTTTCTGCATTTGCAGAACAAATAATTTTGTATGATCGGAATCATATTGGATTTCGGCTCAAATGCGGTTTGCTGTTAAAGGAGGAAATTTGATGGGACAGATTCCTTACGGCTACCGAATTGAAAACGGTGCTGCTGTGATTATACCGGCAGAGGCAGCACAGATTCGCCTTATTTTTCAAAATTATATTGCTGGTATGAGTTTACAGTCGGCAGCAAGAGCAGCAGGTCATCCCATGGCACATAGCACTGTTCGTCGAATGCTGCAGCGAAAATGCTACCTTGGAGATGCTTTTTATCCGGCAATTCTGGACAAAGAAACTTATGCTCGGGCAAATGCAGAGTGGCAGCATCGTGCAGATGTAATGCAACGACTTGGAAAAACGAGGAGAAAGCCCGTATGTCCACAGACAAAATTTTTGTTGGAACTGCCGCAGCAAATACCAGAATTAGATGGAAATACGCCATTTCAGCAGGCAGAATATCTTTATCATTTGATACAAAACAAGGAGTAATGCAACAATGCCAAAGGTCACTACAATTCCACCCCGAAAGCAAAGAAATCATGCTGTAGCGTCACAGGAAACTCGAAAGATTCGTGTGGCAGCCTATTGCCGTGTTTCCACGGATACAGAGGAACAGGCAACCAGCTATCAGGCACAAATTGCACATTATGAGGAAGTCATTCACAGGAATCCGGAATGGGTCTTTGCTGGGATCTATGCCGATGACGGCATCAGTGCAACCTCCACAAAACATCGGGAACAGTTTCATCAGATGATTCAGGACTGCATGGACGGAAAGATTGATATGCTCATTACCAAATCCATCAGCCGATTCGCCAGAAACACAGTAGATTGCCTGAATTATATCCGACAGCTGAAAGCACAAAATATTCCAATCTATTTTGAAAAAGAGTCCATCAACACAATGGATGCGAAAGGGGAAGTGCTGATTACCATTATGGCATCTCTGGCACAACAGGAATCAGAATCTCTGAGTCAGAATGTCAAACTGGGAATGCAGTATCGGTTTCAACAGGGAAAGGTGATGGTCAATGCCAGCTGTTTTCTTGGCTATGATAAGGACGAAAACGGAGATCTTGTGATCAATCCGGAACAAGCGGAAACGGTAAAACGAATCTATCGGGAGTATCTGGAGGGAGCAAGTTGTCAGCAGATTGCAAGGGGACTGGAACGGGACGGTATCCGAACAGCAAGAGGGAATACCCGATGGCATGACAGTTCGATTCGGTTAATTCTGGAAAATGAAAAGTACATGGGAGATGCTCTTCTGCAAAAAACATATACTGTGGATTTTCTCAAGAAAAAACGCATTAAAAATAACGGTGAAATGCCGCAGTATTATGTGGAGGACGATCATGAGGCAATTATTCCCAGAGCATTGTTCTTACAGGTACAGGAGGAAATTGCAAGGCGTGGTTCACAGGTGGACTGTATGGGCAGACGGCGTGGATTTAGTGCAAAACACTGTTTTACTGGTTTGCTTTACTGTGCTGAATGCGGGGAACAATTCCGCAGAATCCATTGGAATAACCGAGGCAGCAAATCTGTAGTGTGGCGATGTATGACCAGATTGGAGAAAAAAGGAGCGTGTCATGCACGAACAGTCTATGAGGAATCTTTGAAACAAGCCTTTGTGGATGCTTTGAATCAATTGACAGGAGGCAGTGAAACATACCTTTCTATCTTACAGGAAAATATGGCTGAGGTGATTGAAATGGAACAATCCGATCTGCCCGAGGAAATACAGAGAAAGTTAGATGTTCTTCAGAAAAAGTTGATCGAATGTGCAGAACGGCATGAGGATTATGAGGAGATAGCACAGGAGATCTTTCGGCTGCGAGAGCAAAAGGAACAGGCTTTAAGGGAAAATGTTTCTCAACAGGAGCAGAAAGACCGTATGCGGGAACTGCAGGAATTTTTGGTTGCTCAGCCGCATCACATTGCCGAATTTGATGAAACACTGGTTCGGCATCTACTTGCAAAAGTAACGGTTTCTTCCGATCGACTGAATTTTACATTTCAATCAGGTGTCGCGGTTTCCATTGAAAAGTGAACCACTTCAAAAATCCTCCTTTGCAAAATATAAAAGCAGGGGAGGATTTTTAGATTTTATAACGGCATTGTTGTCTTGATTTCTCCTTAAATTTGTGGTATACTAAGAAAAAACGGAGGTGCTGCATCATGGGAATCTATCTGAACCCAGGAAATGATTTGTTTTACTCTACAGTTACTTATTCTGAAATTTATGTGGATAAGACCATGTTGATTTCTTTCACCAATAAATGTTTGTTTGGAGAAAACAAGGAGATCTGCGTCAGCCGTCCCAGAAGATTCGGGAAGTCGATGGCAGAGAATATGCTGACGGCTTATTACAGCAAGGGCTGCGATTCGAGAGAATTGTTTTCCAAGTTTCAGATTGCACAGACACCGGATTTTGAAAAGCACTTGAACCGGTATAATGTGATTCACATCGATATGCAGAAATTCCTTGGCAGAACCAAAAATGTCCATGAAATGCTGGACTTCTTGCAGAAACGTGTGCTAAAAGAGATGAAACAGACATTCTCCGGGATAGAGCCGGAAGAAACCAGTTTGATTATTGCGTTGGAAGATCTGTACGGTCAATGTGAAGAAAAGTTTATCTTCATCATTGACGAATGGGATTCCATTTTCCGGGTGCATCGGGATAATGCGACTGCTCAAAAGGAATATCTGGATTTTCTGCGGGATCTTCTGAAAGGACAACCCTATGTGGCACTTGCCTATATGACTGGGATTCTTCCAATCAAGAAATATGGTCAACATTCTGCACTGAATATGTTTGATGAATACTCTATGACCAATCAATATGCACTCGCAGAATTCACTGGTTTTACAGAGAGGGAAGTTCGTCAGCTTTGTGAACGTTATCATATGTCTTTTGAACAAACGAAAGATTGGTACGATGGCTATAATGTCAATGGTGTATCCATTTATAATCCAAGATCTGTAACATCAGCGATGATGAACCGAGTCTTCGACAGCTATTGGACGCAAACGGAAACCTATGAGGCCCTGAAAATGTACATTGTCCGCAACGAAAACGGCTTACGGGACAAGATCATTCGCATGATTGCCGGAGAGCATATTTCTATTAACACGAAAACATTCCAGAACGATATGTGTACCTTTGAAACAGCAGACGATATTTTGACTTTGCTGGTGCATCTGGGGTATCTGACTTATGATTTCGACACAAAAACTGCCTGGATTCCCAACAAGGAAGTGCGGCAGGAATTTCTCAATTCCATCCAGGGGCAGGAGTTCCAGACGGTTAACAATGCCATTCATCGTTCCGACAAACTGCTGCAATTGACACTGGCACAGAATGCGGAAAAGGTGGCGGAAATGCTTCAGGAAGTTCACTGTGACAACTGTTCTGTGATTCAGTACAACGATGAAAATTCACTGGCTTGTGTGCTGAGTCTGGCATATTATTCTGCACAGGACAGCTATGCGATTTATCGGGAATTGCAGGGCGGAGAGGGTTTTGTAGATCTGGTATTTGTGCCGAGAACGGGCAATCAGAATCCGGCGATGATTGTGGAATTGAAATGGAATCAAAGCACTGGCATTGCACTGGAACAGATCAAAAACCGGAACTATATTCGCTGTTTGAAGGACTATCATGGAAAAGTTTTATTTGTTGGCGTGAACTATGATAAGAAGAGTAAAAAACACACTTGTCAGTTTGAGATGATGGAAATTTGAGAAGCTCTATAGATAGATTTGACAACACACATTTGCTAAACTAAGAAAGATTAAAATATGAGAAATGTTTTTGATCTTAGTGGTATGGAACATTATGAACAATTGCTAGAAAAGTGTGATTGGTAAATAATAAAAAATATTTAAAAGAAAGCTTGACTATTGACATAATTTCTGATTAATTTGATGATTGTAAAAAGATTGTATATGTTGATTATATGAATGGTTTCCATCAAACATTTGATTTCCGATTTACTGTTGATCATGATAGATTAAATGATAATAGACTTGAACACTTGTATGAGATTATTGAATCCTATATCTATTAATCAATTAGTTGAGATTACAGAATATAATGCATAGTTAGTAAACAGAAGCGAATACTAATCTAAACAAAATATATGGAGTAATAAGCTATGAGTAGGAAAATTGAAATATTGTTTTTACCTGCTGAAAACGGAGATTCCATTCTAATAAAGCTTGGCGATCCAATTGATACATCAATTCTCATTGATGGTGGAACATCAAACACTTATCCTTATTTACATAAAGAGTTATCAGAGTTGTACAAAATATGCCCAAAGAACTATATCTTTCTAACCCACTGTGATGATGATCATATAGGAGGACTTATAAAGTTTTTTGAAAAAGATACTTTCTTATTCAAGTATATTACTACAGTATTCTATAATTATCCAAGAGAATTTGAAAAGGAGTATCCAGATATTGCCGATCATATTCAGGAACCTAAAATGATAAATAACAATAGTGGGAACTTAACTCCGGATCAGCTAAAAACATTCACAGAATTGCTAGAAAAAAGCGGCGTCGAGGTTGTCTCTAGTGTTTACTGTGATTATAAATTTCCAGAAGATAATAATTTTAAAATTACTATCCTATCTCCAAGAAAAAAAACATTAGATAAGTTCAACTCTTGGATTGAGCCACGATTAGGATTGTTATCTCGTGCATCTGACTGGAATGTTCCTATATCAAAGTTAGTTGGTTATAAAGATAAAAAAGATCTATCACCTACTAATGCTTCTAGTATTTCATTTATATTAGAATACAATGATAAAAACTATTTATTCCTTGCTGATGCATTAGCAACCGATGTTGTTGAATCATTAATTGATAGTGGATATAGTAAAGAAAATAAGATTAATTCTTCTTTAGTAAAAGTATCTCATCACGGAAGCAAGAATAATACTACGAATGAATTATTAAAATTAATTCAAAGTTGTAGATTTGTAATTTTAACAAATGGTGATATGTACAAACACCCAGATAAAGAGTCACTTGCAAAGATTATACATCATAATCCTAATACTTGTTTGATGTTTAATTATGAATTTGATTTTAGTATGCTGTTTGATGAACAAGATCGCCAAGAGTACCAACACTTTTCTTATCAAGTAATAAGGAGTATCACAGAATGATCGGATTTAGTTATGAATATTTATCAAATGATGCACTGTGTACTGTATTCATTAACAATAATAGAGCTGGTAGTGCATTCTTATTTTTGCACAATGAAAGGATGTACGCATTAACTGCCTATCATTGTGTTTTTGATGATAATACTGATTTATTTCATGATGATTATGCATTTGGTTACGAAAATGAAAAACCTTTCGATGTGGAAGTTATATATCCTCAATTAGATGATGACGAACAGAAAAATCATGCAAAAAGCACCGATACCGCATTAGTATCAATAAAATCAGGTGAATGTTATAGTAGATCCATCATCGACCTTCATTCTCGTATAAAGATAAGTAGTAACAACGATTATAGTATAATTGGTTATCCATGTGCATTATCGCGAAAGCATCTAATTGAACTGGGCGTAGAGTTAATACATAAAGAAAGTCTATATATTAATGAATTCGCTCTTTTAAAAAAAGAAAAAAAAGAAGATATATCAGTAATAAAAGGATTTTCTGGTGGCATTGTTTGCGAAAAGATCGATGATAAGTATTATCTATGTGGGTTAGTGTCCAGAGCTTTATCCGAAGAATTTGAATACGATTATATCAAATGTGCTTCGCTTGAATCTATAAATCAGATGCTTAGCGTTATTGATTATAATCTTTTGGAAATACCTGAATGCTGCTATAAGCGTAAAAGCCAATCATATCAATATTTAAAAGAAGTGCTTTCACGAAAAGAGTTTTCAAATTATTGGGTTGATGGAAATGCTTCTACCGAAATAGAAGCTACAATAAAAGAATTTTTGGATAAAAATAGAGGCAATTATAATATTTGTACATTTATCGGTTTATCAGGAATAGGTAAAACAAGATCTGTGCTTAACGCATGCAAAACACTTCGTGAGGAAGCAACTATTTATTATGATAATATTGAAAAATTCAGGATTGATGCCAATTGTAAATGGATGGATGATGAGAATATAGTTGTCATCATAGATGAACTAAAGGATTGTGAATGGGAAGAAGTTTACAATTGCTATGCGATGAATAAATGTAAAATAATTCTAATTGCAACCATTCAAAGAAAAACAATAACTACTTATAGCAAGTCGTCAGCAGGATTTTATACTATTAATGGTGCATCTGATGATGATATGATAAAAATTATAAGAGCACAACACGGAACATTTCTAGATGAAGAGATTAAACAGATTTGTTTATTGAGTTATCGAGATCTTAGGTTGGCTTTATTGATTTCAGAATTGTATGACCATGATAAAAAGGAAATGAATCTTGAATCGTTTTCGAGCATGTCATTAGTAGCGAATTATAGTACAGCTGAAAAAATATTAGAAAAAACACTTTCGTCTTTTGGGGAAGAGAAGGCCTCTTTGTCTAGGATTTATCAGGAGTTATCCACATTAATCGATGTTGGATATTCAGGAACTGCAAAAGAAGAATTCGAATTCTTAGCTAAATTCTTTAACAATTCTATTGATAATTATGAATACGGAATTAGAACATTTTCAGAGAACAATCTTGGTACAAAAAATGGGTATTACTTTAAATCAATGCCTGTTGCATTATCAAAACTTGCTTTTGAGAAATCTATTTGGCCGACACTACGATATAAAATAACTGAGTTTGTATCCCAGCTTCCCAATAGTAAAGCAAGGCGTAGATTCTATGAGCGATTATATGAATGTGAGATTGAAAAAGAGGAGGTAAATGGAGCTTTTGCTCCATACTTTCAAGAACGATTTGGAAATGAAACCATACTCGAAGTATTTCTGACAAAGCCAGAGGAGATTTCTTTATATATAGAATTTAACCCGGAGAAAGGGTTAAGTTGGATAGAAAATAGCTTGGTTAAAATAAAGGATATTACTAAATTCAAGTATAACAGACGATATGTTGTTCATTTGTGTGAAAGACTTGCTTGCTTTAAAGAACATTTTGATAAATGCGAAAAAATACTTTATATGCTAGCTCAAAATGAGACAGATCATATATATTCCAATAATAGCCAGAGTGTATGGTCTGATCTATTTGGTATCATAGGAGCCAATTCTGATTTGCCATTTAATACGAGAATAAACATCCTTTTTAAACGATTATGCGAAAGCAATAATACCACATCCGCTAATCCTAAACTATTTAATCAAGCGTTTTCTAGAGTATTTGCAAATAATGTTTTTAGAAGTGTCCCGCCTAAAGTAATCGGAAACAGATTAACGCCTTCTAGTTGGAATCCTAATACGACTGATGAATGGATAAATTGCGAACAAAGCACACTTAATAGATTGCTAGATATATCAGAAAGTCTTTCAAAAGAATTTAGATCCCTATTACTAAAAACAGTGTTAGACTATATTTATGATTTTATTAAAGTGGGACTCGTTAAGAATACATTTGATCTAATAAATGTTTTGATTAATGGTAATGAAAATAAGATACAAGTGATTGCTAAAATACAATGGTTATTAGAAATTGATGATCTAAAAAATACTCAGATTGATCAATTTCTCGAATCAAAACTTTGTGATTACCAAGATAAAACTATTTTAGGTAGATTATATGAGTATCTTCATAAGGAAATTTGGTCATATCATAAAGGATCAGATTATTATAAAACACTTGCAGTTGAGTTGGCAAAAGAATTATATTCAAGTGGTGAACCAGTTGAAAAGTATATGCCTTATTTTATGGATAGAGATTGTAAGAATTCTGCCTTAGAAGCGTTGTCGAATGCCTTGTCAAAATGCGACATTAATAATCAGCTTATTGATTTTGCTTTAAATGAGGGAGATGAATATCTTCCCTTTATCAAGGGCTATATTAGTGCGTTAGCAGAAAATACTAATAACACAAATGAGATTCAATACATATTAGATCAGTGTTCAGAAATCAATATTGACTTTGCTTTTAACAACACAGTAATATTTGATGTTTCTAAAAAAGGATATGAAAGAATAGGGAAGATAGGCGGAAAAGTTCGGAATGTTCAATCAAACTTAGGATATTATATAGTAAGATGGTTTAATTTAATCGGTGATGATATTGGAACCGATCTTCTAACAACTGCAGCCAATAGCTCGCCAAGCATGAAATACTACCTAATCTTCAGCTGCGGACAGCATCTTTCAACGTCCTACAAGTCAATTAATAAACAAATAAGTACCGAAGTGTATAGCTATTTTATTGATCAAGTCAAACTGTGCTATCTTGAAAAAGGAAGATATCAGGCATTTGATATGGTTCATACGTTTGAATATATTCCAGAAGAACTTGAACTTGAGGTGTTTACTTCTATAATACAATTCTTTGATTTCAATGAGCATTATGATAATATTAATTATGAACTAGTTCAATTACTGAAAAGTAAAATTAATTGCAGTAACAATATATTTTTAATGGACTTATTTGGTCAAAAATTATTAGAAACAAAAAACCATTATAAAGATCGAGCTTTCACAGGGTTATTCGATTTGTTTATGGTTGAAACCGTACTTAATTGGATTGATGAAAATCCGGTTGAACGCGCTCCGCTTTTAGCATATCATCTTTCATATCCTACCTTAGATACACCAAAGTGCTCCAAATTAACTTTACGTGTATTAGAGAAATATGCAAATCTGCCGGATACTCTTAAAGAATTTGAAAAAGGGACGTATAATCTTAAAGTTGAGAATGTATCTGAGGTACATGATAACAAAGAGAAATATATTTCACTATATCAAATTTACAAAAAATATGATAATCCGATTTCTGAGTGGGCGCAATGGAAAATTGACTATATTAATTATACTTGCGATAGTTTGGACGAAAGAGATATCATGGATCAAAGATTAAATGACAGCGAATAGAAAAAGCATTATATTTTGCTGATAGCCCAAAAATCTAATCCCTACTCTCAAACCTCTCGTTTTAGTGGATTGGTTGTCGGTACGACATCAAATGTGGGCTTTCGAGACACGTTGAGTGCGTAGTATTGATGTCAAGGAAATAGGCTGAAAATCCCTATTCTACGTTGCTTTTTAGGATATATGCTTTTATGGGATACGATAAAAATGCTCTTTTTACTGTATTCCATGAGATTGAGCAGGCTAAAATATAGTGACAACAAATACACACACTACAGTTTTTGAGATAAAATGATAAATCGACAGGTTGAGTGTAGAAATTTGTTGTCATTCGTCAAAATGCACAAACGGGGATATAATTCTTACCTTGTATAAATAAAAATCACGCCAAAGCTACGTGAAATCTGTAGTCTTTGACGTGCTTAACTTATATCAATAGGGGAGAGAAAAGTCATTTTTCAACACTCACTGTCACACCTGATTTAAACTTGAATTCTAAGAAATCATCGTGAATAATAATTTGTGAAAGAAGATTTTTTGCAAGGCATTCATCAAATTTCGTGACAGCAGTCGGCTGAGATTTGATGAATCTTTGTAGTTCCTGTATTCTTTTCTTGTGTTCAGCTTTTGTGACACTGTCCATATTGCTTTGTTCCTGAAGTTCACGAATGCGAAGAATTTCTGTGGCAACATCATCATAATTTTCTCTGCGTTCAGTTCTGTCAAGGAGTTCTTGCTGTAAGACTTTCATTTTTTCTGCAAATTTTTCATCAGTGCTGTTATGCTTGATTGCAACCTCAAGATTTGCAGTAAGTCTGTTAAGGTAATCATTGCTGTTTGCAAGCATTTCATTTAGGGCATCAAGAAATGCCTCTTGTAAAACATCTTCCTTTACTGTTCTTGCCCTGCACTTATCCTTGTTTATCAAACGTGTAAGACATCTCCAGACAATTGATTTTTTGCCACGGTTGTTCCAATGTATTCTGCGATACTGACCTCCGCATTCTGCACAAAAAACAATCTGCGAAAATGCGTGATTGGCACTAAATCCTTTACGTTTGCCTTCAATATCTCGTTCTGATGCTCGTCTTGCTATTTCATCCTGAACCTGTAAAAACAGTTCTTTGGGAATTATCGCTTCGTGATGGTCTTCTATGTAATACTGCGGAACAATGCCGTTATTCTTGACACGTTTTTTATTCAGGAAATCCACCGTATAGGTTTTCTGCAAAAGTGCATCACCCATATATTTTTCATTTTCAAGGATTTTTCTGATTGTACTATCGTGCCATTTTGGGTTTCCTCTTGCTGTTAAAATGCTGTCACGTTCCAATCCTTTAGCAATTTTCTGACAACTGCTGCCTTGCAGGTATTCAAGGAAAATTCTCTTTACAACCTCAGCTTCTTTCGGATTTACTACAAGGTTTCCGTCCTCATCTTTATCATATCCAAGAAAATATTTAGAATTGAGTAATACTTTGCCGTGCTGATATCTGTACTGCAATCCCAGTTTTACATTTTTGGAAATGGATTCTGATTCTTGCTGTGCTAATGATGCCATAATGGTAATAAGCACTTCACCTTTTGCGTCCATCGTGTTTATGTTTTCTTTCTCGAAGAAAACGGGGATATTAATATCTTTCAGCATTCGGATATAGTTTAAGCAATCTACTGTGTTTCTGGCAAATCGGCTGATTGACTTGGTGAAAATCATATCAATTATACCTTTCTTACAGTCATCAATCATTCTGTTGAAATCATCACGCTTTTTTGTGTTCGTTGCACTGATGCCTTCATCAGCGTAAACATCAACAAGAATCCATTCAGGATTTGCTGAAATGAATTCACGGTAATGGCTGACCTGAGTTTCATAACTTCCAGCCTGTTCTTCATTGTCAGTCGATACACGGCAGTATGCGGCTACTCTTAGCTTTTTAACTTCTTCTTTGGTGGCTTTATTGCCTATTTGCTGTTTTGCAGGAATTTTTATAATATTCATCGTATTACCTCTATTAAACTGTAAATATATTCAGCTTGTTCTTTGGGAGTGTCATAGATTTCTGTTGCTTCAAAAAAAGCAAATTCGATGTGTATAGGAGGCGGTTTTAGACGGCTGAATCTTTTATACTCAGAAGAACGCTTTATCAATTCTGCATTCGCTCTTGAAAATGTGTTTTTGTTTATAATTGCAGGGTGTGAATCGTCTCCGACATAACAGGCATTTTGCAGTATTCGCTTTACAGTACTATGGCAGAATGGCTGTCCTGCATTTTTAGCAGCATTTGTCATACTCATTCCTGAAATATAGGCATTAAAAATACCGACTATAACTGATGCTTCGTGTTCGTCAATTTTGATTTCTCCGTTTTCTACTTTGTACCCGTACATATTTCCTCCTTTAATGTCAATCCGCATTTCAGTTTAAAACCTATGAAGGTTCTGGAATAAACAATGATGCAATCAAGATATTCAAGAAAAGATTCATCAAAAGCAGAGAAAGTGTTTGATGATTCTATAAAATGAATCAGCTTTTCTGTTTCTTTTATCATGTGGTCATTCTTTGAATTATCAAGTTGTCTTAATTCCATGCGATATTCCTCGTTTTGTTTTTCAATTCGTGACACTTCCTGATTGAACAGCGTGCTGTCAATAAGCCCTTTCACTCTCAGCTTGCGAATATCATTCTTTCTGTCTGAATTTTTCTGAATATTTTCTTTCAGATTCAGAATACGCTGTAAATTGGCATCAGTTTTCATCAACTTAATGGATTCAAGATATGGCTTCAAAACTCGTTTGTAACCAAAAATCAGTTTATTCATCACTGTTGTTAAAGCAGCTTTAATTGCTTCTTCCTTAATGAATTTTATAGAGCATTGCTCTTTATGAAAAAGGTGCGTTTTACAAGCCCATGCTACACCTGAACTCTGGGTTTGCCGTTTGAATTTGCTGCCACATTCACCGCAAATAATCAGACCTGAAAATGGATACCTCTTTAAATATTTTGAATCACTTTTTATGATTTTTCGTTCATCGGCATGAATCTGTATCAATTCCTGAACTTTCTCAAATTCACTTTTACTGATGATAGCCTCATGGTGTTCTTCAGCATAGTATCTGTCAGATTCTCCGTTATTCTTATGTCTTTTGAAATTGCTGTCGGTGTATGTTTTGTTAAATATGGCTGCACCGTAATATTTTTCGTTTGTAAGTATGCTCTTTACAGTTGAACCTGTCCATTGACCGCCTCTGCGTGTTGGAACTCCTTGTTCCTGAAGGAGCTTTGCAATTTTGTATGTGCCTACTCCGTTTAATGCGTATCTGAAAATATCTTTGATTACATCTGCTTCGTCGGAATTGATTATCATATCTCCATTTTTATCATGCATATATCCGTATGGAAGATAACTGAATTTATATATTCCGTTTTCGATGTTTTTTTGATTGCTCCATTTAACATTTTCGGATATAGATTCGGATTCACCTTGTGCCATACTGCTGAGAATTGCCAGAATCAATTCACTTTCCATACTGCCTGTGTCCAGATTTTCCTTTTCAAAATAGATAGGAATGTTATACGAAAGCAGTTCTCTCACAAGTGAAAGACAGTCGGTTGTATTTCGAGAAAAACGGCTGATGGATTTTGTGAGAATATAGTCAATTCTGCCGATTCGGCATTCATAAAGCAAAGCCTGCAAACCATCTCTTGCGTCAGCTTTTGTTCCGCTGATTCCAAAATCATAGAAAACACCTGCAAATTCCCAATTACTATGCATTTTGATCCAAGATTCATAATGCTTTTTCTGAGTGTCAAGACTCTCTTTCTGGTCATTAGAATCCGTTGAAACACGACAGTATGCAGCAACACGAAGTTTTTTTATTTCTTGTGGTTGTGCGTCAATTTTTCGTATTTTCAAGTTTATCACCTCATTTCAGTATGACATATTAACTCTTTTGAAGAGATTTATCAAGCGTTTTAGGAAATAAGTCGACAAAAAGGGGAGAGAAAGTCCGGCGATTCAGTTCCGTTAATTTGTCATATTCGTCAAAGGAAATAAGGCGGTTTTCATAGAGCATATCGGTCAGTTTCTGTGCCTGATAATACTGAATTTCATCAATTACTTTTTGCTGTTCCATAGTAATCCTCCTGTTAAATTAATGCTTCATTATACATAGGACAGAAAAATGAAGTTTAATAAAAAACCCCCACAAAATATGAAAAAAACATACTTCGTGGAGGATATTATCAGATCATCTGGTTTACTTTTTTCTGCACTTCATTGTAGTCATAACCTGCAGCGGTAAGAAGTTTCTTACGTTCCGCACCATTGCCCCACTTTCCCTGAATGACTTCACGGGCAACCTCATCAATGGACTTCTTTGCAGGATACACCTGCTTGCCATTGCTGTCAAAAACAGCATATCCATTCTTGCAGGCTTTCTTTGCATTTTCAAGAGAAGAAAAAGCACCAATCTGAGATTTAACATCAGTCCATGACTTTCGTACTCGATAAAGCTGCTTTGTTGCAGGTACAGGGGTTGTCGGGATAGAACCTGAATTGAGATAAGACTGTACCTTCGCTTTGAAAGCCGCCCAATGAGGCAGAATGTACGCAGGACACATCTTGTAAAGATTTCTTGCAGTATTGAGATAGTCTACAGAACCACACTTTCCGTCACGGACATTCAGCCAATGCGTATGGGTGTAAAGGCGATTGATGTCAAGACCATACATCTTGAGAAGTGCTGCGGCAAGTCTTGCACAATTGTCCTCGGATTTCTTATCTCTGTCGTTATACGCAGATGACATAATGCATTCGATTGCAATGGTTCTTCTGTTGCCATTACCGCTGCCGTCAGCAGCGTGCCAGCCGCTTAAGGACAGAGGCAGGTTCTGCCATGCACACACATTGTCAACATAATAATGAACTCTGACATCTTTCATATTGCCATTGACGGTTGCTCTTGTATACTGTTCCGCAGGTGTCGTTCCGCTTGCTACAGAAATCCAGTCGGTATTGTGGACTGTTACACCGATAACTTTGCCCTCCATTGAAACAGAGGGCATATCAATATGATTAGGGTTATGCTTGGTGAGTAAATACTCGTTGATTTTCACTCCATTCAGAGTAGTTGATGTATCAGGTCTTAAAATAGCCATTTATTCGTCCTCCTTTTCATCCTCAGCTCTGCCTACTTTCGTTTGCAGAACATCAATTGCTTTTTTGAATGCGGGCGGGAAAGGAATTCCCATAAGTGTCGTATTCTCGATAATGGAGAGCAGTTCGTTCAGACAAAAGCTGATGCAGACTGCATCTCTGATGTAATTTGTACCGATGAGAATATCAATTCTCACGCCCACAATTACCATAAGAAGAATACAAAACTTTTTCGCAAGTCCAACCCAGCCTGCCGTGCTGTTGAGTGTACCGCTTTCGCTGTGTTTGGATTTTCCCATTGCTGCAGTCACGATTCCCGTTACAAAATCAATGCCCATAAAAACAACGAGTGTCGCAAGAGCAGAATCCCAGCCACCGAGAAGCGTTGCGATAAATCCGCCGACAATGCCTGCGATAAGGCAAATGGTATCTTTCATAAAATCACTCCTTCATAAATTTAACAGACTTCACCATCGGATGTGAATTATCCGATGTGCCTTTAAAGGCAAGATAATATTCTCCATCCGATATGTTTTCAAGTGACTGTATCACAGAAATGAAAGTATCGGAGTAGAGCCATTTAAATGATAATTTCAAAGCATTTTCGGCTTTGATTTCCTCGTAAATATACTGAGCAAGTTCAGAACCCATTTTATCTGTATTCGGAATAAGATAAAATTCAGTGTCCTGTGATGCACCGACCAGATAGCTTAAAATCAGTTTCATTTTTGAAGTAATTGCAACAGGTGTCAGAAACATCACAAACACACTTCCTGCCCAGCTGAAATCGTTCTGATTGAAATACAGAGCATAGTTGTTTTCAGCAGAACAAAAGTGCGGATAGCTCTCTGCAAAACCTGCAAGAGAACGATAGCCGTCATTGTAATAAGTGTAGATGTTGTCGCCGTATTTCTGCAAGGCATCAGGACCGCTTTCAAATACAGAGATATAGCTGATACCGGATATTTGCCTGATTTGCTCCTGTAATTCTGCAATATCAGCTTTTGTTGCATAGTCTGACATATCAGGAGTTATTCCGTCTTTGCCGTCAGCACCTTTCAGGCTTTGCAGCCATTCATTTTCTGTACCTGTGAAACCATGTTCTACAGCAATAATATAGGCGGATTTTCCATCTGTGCCGTTAATTCCATCACGCCCCGGAAGTCCGTCTGCACCACTTTTGCCATCTTTACCAGGTAAACCATCAACACCATTTTTACCATCAACACCTTTCAGGCTTTCGAGCCATTCAGCCTCTGTGCCTACAAAGCCGTGTTCTATAGCAATTTCATAGGCTGACTTGCCGTCTTTGCCTTTTTCAGAAATCTTCTGCAAAAGCTGCTGATATAAATCAGGAGTAGGCGGAACATTACTGTTTTCGCCCTCAAATCCTGATGGTCTGATGTGCAAAGTTTTTACAACTGTCGTTGCCCTGACTGTTTCAGTTGCTTCTGCATCATAGCCAAACAGTGACATTTTCACAGTCCCTGCGGTTAGTTCGGCAGGTAGAAAACAACTTGTATTTTCTATTCCGAGAACTCTGTTGTAGGTTATTTCGTCCTGTGTGAACTGCACCACTTTATGCATCGGTTTCCAGTTATTATCGAACACAAAGTGTACCTTCACAAAAGCAATCTGGTCTGCGGCAATGACTTCATGTTCCAAAGTTTCAATGTTCTGTCCTTTTACAAGAAATTTTATCATACTTTCACCTCTTTCCAAGTTTTCGTGCTTGTGACATATTCCATATATCCGTCAAGGCACCGGATTCTTTTAAGCGGAGATTCAATATCAACTGCATGGCTGTCCCAGTTTGTATTTTTCTTCACAGCGTTCCAGTCTGCAAGAGAACCCTCATAGGTAATTTGATTCAGGGATTCACAGTAATTGAAACAGCCGCCCACAATTTCCTTGACGCTTTTTGTAAGAGTAAGATTTTTCAATTTTGTGCATCGTACAAACATTCTGTCACTAATGACTTTGCCGCCATATCGTACCGTTTCAAGATACTGACACTCGCTGAATGCCATTGCACCTACGGTTACCACAGAGGACGGAACGGTTACGGACTTGATTGCCGTTCCTGCAAATGCATTCATGCCAAGTTCGGTAACACGTTCCGGAATCTTCAATTCTGTCAAACCATTTAGAGTCTGATGATAAATGTAACCGTCAATATGTGGCAGAAATGCAGCCTTTTTAATTGCTGTAAGCGTTGTCGGAAGTGATACTGTTTTTAAGTTATCACAATACTGAAAAAGCCGTTCTCCAATGCCGGTCACACCCTCTGAAACAATAACCGACTTGATATTGGAATTATTCTGAAACGGTGACGGATTACTGTCAGTAGAATAATCGAATGTTGCCCCAGTGCCTTTGAGGAGCAGTCTGCCGTCTGAATAAAGTACAAAATCCACACTCTGACCGCATTTGCCAATAGAAATTACATCGCCTGTCATTTCATCAATTTTCAGCGTTAACTCGTTTATCTTTGTTGTTAGCTGACCGACTGTGATGTTGTAATCTTTTATCTGCGTCTGAATTTCAGAAAGCTGTGAAAGCATATCTGTGACTTTACATTTGCCGAGAATACAGCGGACATATCCACAGAAATTATTGTTTTCTCTGTAATCTGTAATGCTGAGTTCTGATATGCCTGCATCAAGTCTGATAATGCAAAGAGTGAGATATTTTTTGTAATCTGTGTTCTGAAATCTTGGTATTGCAGGATTTGTGGCAGGTGTTCCTGCGAGAATTTCAAAGCTGACATTGCGGACGTTTTCAGAAGTGTTACAGCAAATCCCAACCGCCATATATCTCGTCAGGGATTCGTCCACATAGCGAGATAAATCATAGGTGTATGCCGTATCCGAAATGAAATAATGTCCCTGAATCCAAGCCTTTCCGCTGCCGATTGTCAGCTTCAACTTGCTTGCAGACAGCTTGAAACACTGCCCGAAATTGTCCTGAATCCCGTCACAGATAATGCTGCCGAGATAGTCGTTGAAGTTTTCAGCGGTATAGGTTCTGTCAAGATTTTTAGAATTGAAAAATCCGAATGAAAATGCCATAAATCATTCCTCCTTGAATGTCGGTGTGAGATTTCTGCCGTTGCGGTCGAAACTCTCAATCATTCCGACAAGCTGTATTTTAGTCTGTCTGATACCAAATCTGTGATGTTCTACGGTAACAAAATCCCCAACAAAATATTCCACACCGTATTGAAACTGTGTGGACTGCACTGCAATCTGTGATTCTGATTTCATTGTTACAGGAACAAGACTTTGTTTTCCTTTCTCTTTCAGAAGTTCTGAATATTCAGCATCAGGAAGCGGTTTTGTTTCGTTGTCAACCTGTTCTTCATCTGAAATGTCCTTTGCATCAACATACACTTCGTAGCGGTCGAGAAAAGAAGGCTCTGAGCCCTCAAAATATGTGGTTCTCTTGCGTTTTTCACCTTCGCCTTTCCCCAGAACATAGGCGTAATTTTTCTTGACTGAGGTATCTGTGAAATAGGTGAAAGACAGCAGATTATTGTACCCGTCAGAAAAAATAATGTGCGGATTTACTTCCTGTAATATACTTCTGTCAGTACCCTGTGAAAGTTCAAAAATCATTTCATACTGTTCATTATATATTTTGGAAAGTCTAATATTTGCAGTTCCGCCGATCTTTTCGCAAATGGTGTAAACCCATTCCATCAGATTGTCATAGCTGACCTGCAATTTGGTTTCAGCATTCCAGCAAGTGCCTGACGAACAGCCGACAACAAGTCCCGGAATTTTTCTGATACCCGATGTACAAGCATTATACTGCACCACATTCATTACAATCTGAGAATATGAAACGAGTTTTGTAAAGTTAAACGTTGGGTAAATAATACGCCTTTCCAAAAGACACATCAAAAATCTTCCCTTGATGATGAGATAGTCACCATCTTCGGCATCGGTTTCAAGTTCCACAGATTCAATCAGTCCGAAATGTTCCTTGTCGTCATCACGTCCCACAATTCTGCCAGTTTGGAAAATCTCAATATTTCGGGGAGATGCTGCAATGTACACTTCAAAAGTACCGCACTTGTAGTATTCAATATCCCATAAAAGAGAAGAAAAGCTGTCGCAGACAGCCTCAAGTGAAATATTCAGTTTATCATTTAAGACAGTCATATTGTAAATTTCAATCTGCATTTCTCACACTCCTAAGTAAGCATTGCGATGTATCAGGCGGACTTTGATGTTATTCAGACCATCTGACGCACGGACATAGAATTTATTTTCACCCGTTTTCAGATTCAGCCATGTTGAGCCTGAAACAAGTCGGTTGATGATGTTTGTCACAACGCCCTCACGCTCCAGAAGAACGGTTTTGTTGCCTGTTTTGGTGGTTATAGTAATCACATCGCCTTTTTGAATATCGCCCGAAATCTGCATATATTCGTCCGTCAGAGCGTTGTAAATGGTTGGATTTTTCGCAGGTCCTCCGCTGATTTCAAAAGTGAATCCAACCTCATCACCGCTGTTATTGATGGTCATCATATCCTGCGTGTTGTACATACCAATCGGAAACGGTTCATCATTGTCAGGACAGACAAAGTGAAACGCACCTCTGACACGGGAATATTCTGCAATCTGCGTTTCAGTGGAGTACCAATAAATATCTGGACACAGAATGGAGATCTGCCCATTGGTCAGCTTTTCAAAGTTCTCCACCTCGCAAGTTTCCACAATACCCTCTGCATAAACAGAGATGTTTTTTGTGGAGTAGTATATCTTGATATATCTGGACGGCTTGACTACACGATATAGTTCGTGCCTGCGGAGTTCCACATCAAATCCACGCATTTCAAAGGGAATGACCACGTTTCGCTTTTCAATGAAGGCATTATTTAAATATGAGCCGTTCATTCCTGCATAATTCGAGGTACTGATGATTCCTGTCGGAGGATCAAGCCCTTTGATTTTGGAGAATATATATCGGTTTGCTGTTTTTGATAGGTCAATTTTTTGACCTGTTTCGTTTTCGAGGATTAATGCGTAGAACAAAGTTTCACCTGACTTTCATTGACTTTGTGTATATGGGTATGATATAATAATTATGGCAACACCGCACAATTGCCAAAGCAATTTTTTGAGTAATGTCATTGATCATGGAAAGGTGAAAAACAAATGAATGTACAAACATATTTGATTAATTGTATTTCAAATAATACAGGCATCATTAAAGAACAATATGATTTTGAATATGCGGGTATTTGTGGATATTCTGAATTAATCGGTTGGAAGATTATCTTTTTTAGAAGAAAAAAAACAAATTTGTTTCTCTCTGCAATATGCTTTTCTGATATTTACAGTAAAGAAGAAATTGAATTTTGCAATTATATATTTGAGAAATTAGATTTTAAAATAAAATTCGGATGTGATATAGAAGAAATAATAGAATTATTTGGAAAAGAATCATATATTTCCCATATTTCCTATGATTATGATGATATTTATAGATATGTGTATTTACTTGATGAAAAAACATTTGCTTCTTTCGGCTTTTCTGATAACAAAAAATTAGTAGAAGTTGAAATGATATTTGATAAAGATATGGCTAATGATGTTTTTAAAAGTAGAAAGATAGTTTCAGAAGAATTTAAGCTTTAAATGGTGCTTTATATGACAGTATATGATATTGAAATTGTAGAACTGTTGGAAGACAAGTATGTTGCAGTTATAGGAAGGAGCGACCAAACATCGCTCCTTTTTACATCTCCACCGCATTCTTCGTCTGCCGATAGATTTCCAGCCGTGACAGTGATTTCGGACTATTGTTGGTCTGATTCACTGTACGGCTATTGTCGTTATTATAGTAATTATTGACAACAGAACTTTCAGTCTCGCCGTTCATTATCGCACCTGTCATTCCGTCAAGATTGTAGTTGAGATCAGAATTGAGCGTTACTCTCATTGTATCCGCAACACCTGAAACCGCCTTTGCTACGACCTTTTTGCTTTTATTGATGCCGTCTGCCAAGCCGTTCATGAAGTCCGGCATCCAGCTTTCAAAATCTGTCAGCGGTCCTACGTCAGGGACAGAAAAATGCAGATAACTGCGGATCGTATCGGCAATGTTTGATACGCTGTCGGCAAGACTGCCGATCATACTTCCCAAACCGTCAATGATATTTGAAACAATATCCCGTCCCCAGTTCCAAGCATCAGACGCAAGCCCTTTAACATAATTGACAGCATTATCAAAACCGCCCTTGATCGTGGTGTAAATACCGCTGATAATAGAACCGATTGAAGATTTTACATTGTTCCATATACTTGTCACGGTCGAATGAATGGTATTCATCACCGATGAAATTGCGGAAGAAATGCTGTTCCAGACGGAGGATACTGTGCTTCGGATAGCATTTACCACACTTGAAACCGCACCGCTGATTGCATTCCATACACTTGAAATGACAGAACTTATTGTGTTCATCACGCTTGAAATGAAACTTGAAATTGCATTCCATATCGATATAACAACACTTGAAATAGTGCTTAATGTCGTTGAAATTGCCGTGTAAATGGCATTCCATATTGTTTCAAAGAACGTTTTAATGCTCTCAAGCAGAGGTGTGAGAAATGCAACAATTGCATTCCATACGGTCTGTATTTTTTCTGAGATCCAATCCATTACATTGCTGATAATGATGTGGATTGCCTGAAAAATGGTTTCAAACAGATATTTGAACGCTTCCAAAAGCGGAGAAATAAAGCTGTAAATTGCATTCCAAATGCTTAAAATTGTGTCATAAATGGTGGTGCAGACAGTTGAAATAACCGTCCATATTGCGTTGAAAATAGTGGCAAAAAAGTCGTGAATACTGGTCAGGATTCCTGCAAAGAAATCATATACAGAAGTAAAAATCGTGACCGCTGTGGTATAGATCGCAGTCGCTATCGTTGTAAAGAACGTGGAGATTGCATTCCAGATGTTTGTGAAAAAGTCAGCAACAGCCTGAAAAGCGGAACAAATGCTGTCCCAGATTCCAACAAAGAAGTCCTTAATTGATGTCCAGACTTCATTCCATGATGTTCCAAACCAACCGAGAAATACATCTGCCACACCTCTCAGCGTGTTCAGAATATTGCTGAACTGGTTGACTACAAAATCCAAGATACCTGTAAAAATGCCCTTGATACCATTCCAGCACTGTTCCCAGTTTCCCGAAAATAAGCCGATAAATACATCAAGCACGCTCAGAATGGTATCTGTCACAAAGGTGAAAATATCCGAGATATGCTGAAATACGCCCTCAAACACAGGGGCAAGCATACTGCATAGTCCATTCCACATCGCTTTCAGCATTTCACCGAAATTCTGAAAATCAAATCCGAGAGCGTTGATTCGGTCAACTATTCCAGATGTCAGACGTTCAAATGTGGATTTTATCTGTTCCCAAATAGAAAGAATGCTGTTTTTGAAGTTCTCATTGGTGTTCCACAGATTTACAAATGCTGCAATAAGTACAGCTATAATCGCAACGACAGCCACCACAGGAGCAGAAATACCGCCGATAGCAGCACCAAGCGTTGAAAATGCAGTCTTAGCACCTGCAATCATTGTCGGAATTTTTGAAATGAATGTCATCATACTTCCGATAGAAGAAATGGTTTTACCCACAACAATCAAAAGCGGACCTAAAGCCGCAGCCATCAATCCAATTTTGATAATGGTCTGTTTTGTAGCAGGGTCAAGGGCATTCAGCTTGTCCACAAATCCCTGTATTTTGGTGATGATGTCACGAATAACAGGCATCAGAATTTCGCCGAAAGAGATAGCCAGTTCCTCAAGCTGTGACTTCAGAATGGTAAGCTGTCCTGCAAGATTATCCTGCATAGTTTCCGCCATTTGTAAAGAAGTACCGTCACAGTTTGCAATCGCACCTGATAATTTATCAATATCCGCAGGAGCAGCATTCATCAAGGCAAGAAAACCTGACATTGCATTTTTACCTACAAGCGACTGTGCGGCACTTGCTTTTTCAGATTCGGACATCTGGTCGAATGCAACTCTGCAATCCGCTAAAATATCAGAAAGACTACGCATAGAGCCGTCTGAATTGGTAGTTGCAATTTCCATTTCTCCAAAGGATTCAGAGCAGAATTTGACTTCACCTGAAAGTGCAGTCATAATGGAACGCATGGAAGTACCTGACTGTGTGGACTTGATACCTGCGTTTGCCATTAAGCCAAGTGCCTCAGCGGTATCTTCGCAGGAGAATCCCAAAGCACCTGCGATCGGAGCACAGTATTTGAACGACTCGCCAAGCATAGATACATTGGTGTTGGCGTTAGAACTTGCGGCAGCAAGTACATCAGCGAAATGTCCGCTATCCTGTGCTGTTAGTCCAAATGCAGTAAGTGCATCTGTAACAATATCCGATGTTGTGGCAAGATCTTCGCCTGATGCTGCTGCAAGATTCATGATGCCGTCAATACCCGACAGCATATCATTTGTTTTCCAGCCTGCCATTGCCATATAGTTCATCGCTTCAGCGGCTTCACTTGCTGAAAACTTTGTTTTACTGCCCATTTCTCTTGCTTTGTCACGGAGCTTCTGCAAATCATCACCTGTTGCACCGGATACAGCGGCAACCTTTGACATTGCAGAATCAAAGTCAGAGGCGGTTTTCACAGCAGCAGTTCCAAGAGCCGTCACACCTGCGGTAACAGGCAGAAGTTTTTCACCTGCACCTGAAATTTTATCGCCAACATTCTGCAAAACCTGTCCTGCCTCACCGATTTTAGCAAGTTCAGAATTTGCATTTTTGGCTTCTGCTTCAAGTCTTTTCAGTTCGTTTTCTGTTTCGACAATCTCACGCTGTAAGGCATCATACTGCTGTTGTGTGATGTCGCCATTTGCAAGAGCAGTGTTTGCCTGTTCTGCGGCTGTTTTCAGTGTTGCAAGTTTATCTTTTGTAGCAGAAATACTGTCGGCAAGAAGTTTTTGTTTCTGTGAAAGCAATTCTGTATTCTTTGGGTCAAGTTTCAGGAGTTTCTCTACATCTTTCAGCTGTGACTGGGTGTTTTTAATGTTCTTGTTTACACCCTCTAAAGCTTTGGACAGCTTGGTCGTATCACCGCCGATCTCAACGGTGATGCCCTTGATTCTGTTTGCCACTGTGGTTTCACCTCACTTTTTTTGAAAAATAGGTTGAATTTATCCTAACTTTATGATATAATAAATACAAAGGGGGTGTTCGTATGAACATTGATACAAACACAATTTTTTCTATGACCGAAGCAAACCAGAATTTTTCTATGGTTGCCAGAACGGTTGACCAATATGGAACAGCAATCATCTTTAAGAACAATAAACCACGCTATGAAATACGGGTATTTGATGATGCTGAAACAGATGAAACTGCATCTGATGAAGATGTTCTTGACATTTCCAAAAAGTTATTAAAACGAAATGCTGCTGTATATAAGGAGCTTGCGAAATGATTCGTCTGACAAAACAACAAGTAATACTGCTTCATCAAGATGTCATTGCTCAGTCAGGAGGTTCACCTGAAATACGTGATGAAGGTTTGCTGGAATCGGCATTGAATGCTCCGTTTCAAACATTTGCAGGAATAGAATTGTATCCTACAATAATTGATAAGGCAGCACAGTTAGGATACAGTTTAATTAAAAATCACGCATTTGTTGATGGGAACAAGAGAATCGGAACTCATGTAATGCTTATTTTTCTAATGTTAAATGAAATTGATGTTGATTATGAAGATGAAGAATTAACACGGTTGATTCTTGGTGTAGCTGCCGGAGAAATATCTTCTGAACAGTTATTAGCTTGGTTACAAGCACACATTTGTTAATTCAAAACGCATCAAAATCCGCCTGTCCAGCAACCTCATTCCACCCTGAATACTCATCATTTTCACGTTCCGTAAACATATCATTGATCAGTCCAATCGTCAGCAAATCCAGCTCGGTCATAGAAAGACCGAGCTGTTTGCATCTCAGGAGAAAAAGCGGAGTTGTCATCGGGCGGTCAGTCTGGCGATGTTTTTTTTAGACTCTACCTGCGTTGCGGTGTTCAGTCCCCACAGTTCAATCAGCTGCGGAAGAATTTCATAAATGCTGAATGTGTTGAACTGTTCCAGGAAATCATCGGGGTTGTCAGGAACATTGGAGTCAGCGTGTTTTGCCATGATGTAGGCGATATTTTCAAAGACTTCAAGACTTTCAATACCGATTTCACTTTTGTTTTCATCACCCTCAGTGACTTCAGTTTTCAGTGATGCAAAGTCCTTATAAATGTCACGTCTGAATTTCAAACGATACAAACGAGGTACAGCAGCACTTGCCTTGAAAGGAACGGAAATACCGTCAATTGTAATATTTTTCTGAATAGCCATAGTAATACCTCCTTAAGATGACTTCGCAGAAGACTTAACTGTCGTATCAGGATTATATGGCATTTTAAACCAATTATTGTACACCGCATCTGTGGTGCTTTCAGTAGTTTTCGACTTCACAAGACCTGTCGGTAAAGGAGTAGCTTTCAGCGACAGCTTTTCAGTCTTAACTTCTGTACTTTCCTCAGTGGTTGCAGATTCTGTCGCAGGACGTGACGCACTGCAACAATACATCACATGACGGATATGGTGCTTGTCACCCAGAAATTCAAACATCAATGCAAACTGTGCAAGTTCCGTGTCATTCTTTTCCACCAGAACACTGTTATTATCAAGGATTTCTCCTAAGACTTCAGTTGCAAATTCTGTTGTGATAAGGGCAATTTCAAGGTCACCTGTATATCCTGCATTGTTGTTAATGACATAATAAACGCCGTTGTCCGCAAAAAAGTTCTCTGCCTCGCCGTTTGCGTCAATAGAAAGCGATACAGCACCGGGGAGATGTTTTGACGGACCATATGCAGGAACGGTCTTGTTGCCGTCAGGGTCTTCACCCCATTCATTGATTTTTGCCCAGTAGACATTCTGCAAACCGAATTTAACCTTGTTTTTCTTGTTTGCCATAGGTTATACCTCCGTTTCATAAAGCACTTCATAGAGCCTTTCCGACTCTATCCATACTTCTGATTTTGTGTAATAGATATTATGACGTTTCAAAACCTGTTCAACTTGTCTTTCAAGTTCAGGATTCTTAACGTCTGTATAAAGTTCAATATCCAGTTTCTTAAAACTGAAATACATTTGATTATCCGCAGAAAATGTATTTTCTCCAGGTGAAAGAAAAATAAGAAAAGGCGGTGCAGGGCTTTCGCCCTCTGCAAAATGATGATAGGCAAAAGGCAGTCCCATTTCCTCCATCATCTCTGCGATCTGTTCGTAGGTCATGACAACGCCTCCTCTATAAGTTTCTCAAAAAGCTGTACACCTTTTTCTTCCGCAGGAGCAATGTGCGGTTTGCCGGATACCCGACCTCCGCCACGCTTGGCGTGCCCCTTTTCCAAAAGGTGTGCCAGCTGATATCTGTTTTTAGAATGAACGGTCATTTCAAGAGAATGGCTGTTTTCCTTTGTCTTTTTGGCAGTCCAGCTTTTAGCATATGCACCTGTTCGCTTGGGAGCGTTTGCAGATATTTCATCTTTTACAGATTTTGCAGTTTTTCTAACCGCCTTTTTCATGGCGGTATCTGCAAGGTCTGCATATTCCGTCAGACCTTTCATAATCTCATCAGCCATTACATCAATTGAAGTCATCGGGAGCACCTGCCTTTCTTATCTCACCCTCGATTTTCATGTAGTTGTGGTGGTCGTATAAAGGAGTAATTCCGGTGACATTGTAAATGTTATTCCTGAAAAGAATACGGAAATTGGTGCTGTTGATATTCATCGTTGCGGGACTTTGACGGACAAGAAATTCAAGCTTTTGTACCTCTTTGGTAACTCCTGCATCGGTGGTTTCACTTGCTGTTTTCACAGTTACCTTTGCCCACAGAGAAAATGTTTCTTCCCATTTTGTGATGTGGTTTCCGATTTCATCAATAACAGTTCGATGCTCCAAAATAGTGATTCTCTGATTCAAAGTTCCAATTTCCATTACATCACGCCCTCTCTCTGTGCAAATAAAATCGACCTGAGATTCAACGTTAGCTTTTGATAATCAGGATTACTCCTGTTTTCATAAAGATACCCAAGTGCGAAAAGCATCGCTGTCCGCACGGTATCTTCATTTTCAGCAAGTGCTGATTCGTCCATTCTGCCAACGTCCATCACCAAATTTTTTGCTGTAGAAAGCAGATTCTGAATCAGACTATCGTCCTCCTCATAATCCACTCTCAGATAGTTTTTCGCTTCTTTCAGCGTAATCATAGCATCACGCTTTCTTGATAGTAAGTGTCTTAACAGCTTCAGGGAGAATCAGCTTTCCGTCTACACGCTGAGATGCAAGAAATCCAACCTGTCCATTCATTGCGAAGAGTTCATTGAGTCTTTTGAGAGAACGTCCCTGTCTGTCAGCGATCCAGTAATATGAGAGGTCACCGAATGCGATAGGTTTTGCACCTGCCGCAGAAACAGGAGCATATACAGAAGTCACATATGGACGATTGAGAATTGTATCGGGAAGTCCGCTGCTTACGGCAGGCTGCCAGATGTAATTGCCTGTACTGTCCTTAATTTTTCTGAGAGCCTTTACTGTCTGTTCGTTGAGAATCCATACAGCTTTCTTTCTGTAAGGCGACTTGACAGAATAGAAAAGTTCGATCATATCGTCAAATGAAATATTTGCTGTTGATGTGGTTGCTCCATTTTCAGCACCTCCTGCATTTGCGAAAATGCCTGTCGGCTTGCCCTTGCCGTCACCGATAAGGAAAGCTTCTTCTTCCTTGGAACCGATTCTTCTTGCAAATTCCTTTGCAATGTATGACGGCAAATCAAATACAGAATCGTTGAGAAGTTCCTCTGAAATCTTGATAGCTGTACCAACCTTGTATGCAGAAAGTGCGATCTGACCGAAAGAATCATCATGATGTAGTATAATAAAACTTGACACCCTAACCTCAAAGGAATAAAATAGGAAAAGAAAGAAATGGAGGAAAAAGGGATGTCAGAAAATAAACAATATGAA